ACCCCTCGACGCCTTTCACCGGCGACACCTGCCCAAACCCTTGCGCCCGCGACCAGGAATAGACCGCGGGGGCCTCGTAGCCGGTGTCGATGGCGAGCCGTGCGATGCGCAGATGTGCGCCGCGTTCGTGTGGCCAGGACCTGTCCAGCAAAGCCGTCAGTTCCGACCACGCGTCGTGCCGGTCTGGCCCACCCTCGATCACGACGTGATCGACCAGCCAGCTCTCCAACCCGCGACCCCAGGCCCAGACGTCGACCTCGATCCGGTCCTTCTGGACGTCGGCCCCGGCGGTCAGGAACAACCCGCCCGCTGGCACCATACCGGATTTCCAGCGCTCGCGCCGGTCGTAGAGCCGCTGCCAGTCCGGGGCTTCCCCGCTCTCGACCCATGTCTCGCCGAGGATGGTGTTGCGGAATGCCTTGATCGCCTCGTCCGACCCTTGGGCCGCCTCCCAGCCGCGGGCGATGCGAGCCCAGCTGAGCCAGCCCACCGGTGAATAGAGCGCCGAGAGGTGGTAGCCGACCGTGGTCGGATCGGCGGCCGTGGCGGTCGCCCGCCATTCACCGCCCTCCAGCATTGCCGTCTTGTGGTGCTCAGCGATGGGCGTCTCGCAGCCCTCGCAGTGATACTCCGCCATCTCCGGGCGGCCCTTCTGCCAGCGCAGCCGGTCGAACTTCAGCCATTGCATCGCGCCGCAATGCGGGCACGGTACGAAGAACCGCCGCTGGTCGCTCGCCTCATACTCGCGCTCGATCCGGCTCAGACCCCGGATGGTGGGCGTCGAGACCAGGAAGACCTTGCGCCGGTGGGCGAAGGTCAGCGAGCGCGCCTCGGCCAGCGTGACCGGGTCACCTTCCTCGTCGGCCGAGGCCGGATAGGCGTCGACCTCGTCAAGGAAGATGTACCGCGCCGGGGTCGAGCGCAGCCCGACCGCCGAGTTCGCCCCGGTCATGATCAGGATGCCGCCCGCGAACTCTTTGGACAGCATCGTGTTGCCCGCGTCTCGTGAGCGCGCCGGTTTGACCCGCTCCCGCAGCTCGGGGCTCTCATCGATTAGCGGATCGATCCGCTGGCGCGAGTTGCGCTTGGCCAGTTCCACTGTCGGCTGGACGGCGAGCATCGGGCCCGGCGCCTGGTGGATGGCAAAGCCGATCCAGTTGTTGCCCGCCTCGGTCGCGCCGACCTGTGCCGCCTTCATGAACACGATGCGCTGCGTGGGATCGCCGGGCGACAGCCGGTCCATGATCTCGCGCATGTAGGGCGTGCGCGCAGTGCGATAGCGCCCCGGTTCGGCCGAGGCGCGGCCCGAGAGCATGCGGTGCCGGTCGGCCCATTCCGAAACGGTCAGGGCCGGGTCGGGCTGCAGCCCGCTGCCCCACGACCGCAGGATCTCGCCCGCGCCGTCGAAGTCCGTCAGACCATCATCATTACCGGAAGTCGGGCCGGGCCTCGGCGAGTTCGTCGAGGTGGGCACGGACATGTTTCTCAAGGACCTTCTGCATGGCGGCTGGCTCGACGCCCAGATCGGCCGCCATCAGCGCCGCCGCGCGCGCAGGCCAGTTCACCCATGCGTCCCGCACCTCGCGCGCCAGTCGGAACACCAGCGACAGCGCGCGGGCCCGCTCGATCAGCTCCCCCTTCAGCTTCTGGAGCCGGATGCGCCGTTCCTGCGCCTTCAGCACCTCATTCGCCGTCTTGGCCTGCAGAAACGTCGTGCCGCCGCCGACGGCGGGAACCGCCAGACCCTGTTCGCGGAGCGTGTCACCGACAGCGGCCACCGCCGCCTCGGGAACGGGCTTCAGCTTCGGTTCGGGCGGCTTGCGCGTTTTCGACGGGTCGGTTGTCTCCGCCCGCCGCGCATCGCTGGCAGCCGCGTTGATGCTGCCGTCCGGATAGAGGACCAGCCGCTCGGCCGTCTTCGCCTTCTGGATCGCGCCCCGCGACAGCCCGACATGGGCGGCGTACTGGCGCTCGCTCATGCCCTGCATCGATGGCTCCGATTATCATTCAATATCATGTGCTTATCGAGTTGATAAGCGTCGCGGACAGAGGGAACGTGTCGTCAGAAGGACGATGCAACTCACCACGGAGCCACCAGAATGACCCGCCGCGCCACCACCAACGAGAAAGCCCTCGACGCCTTCATCGCCGCCAAGGCCGAGATCGACACCATGCTGGAGCGCCTGAAGGCCCTCAGCGACGATCATTTCGAGACCCACCCCGACGAGATCCATTGATGGGGTGGATGGCCCCTGCTTCCGTCGGCGATTGGTGGCAGACTCGGGCCATCGCAAAGTTCATCGGGAGGGATGGTGATGAAGAACCGGAAGCTTGAAACGGTCAGAACGATTGGTCTCGATATTTCCAAGAACCTGTTCCAGCTGCATGGCGTCGATTCCGAGGGCCAGGTGGTGTTGCAGCGCCAGTTGCGTCGGGCGGACGTCGTCCGTTTCTTCTCAGAACTGCCCGCGTGTCTCGTCGGCATCGAAGCCTGTGCCGGTGCCCATGCCTGGGCACGGGAGCTGACCCGGCAAGGCCACGATGTGCGGCTTATGCCGCCGGCCTATGTGAAGCCCTATGTCAGGCGTCAGAAGACGGACGCGGCCGATGCGGCGGCCATTTGCGAGGCCGTTACACGGCCGTCGATGCGTTTCGTGCCGGTCAAGACCGAAGCCCATCAAGCCGTCCTCCTGCAGCACCGAACCCGCGATCTTCTGGTTCGCCAAATGACACAGACCGTGAACGCGATCCGCGCGCATCTGGCAGAGTTCGGGGTCGTTGCTCCGGCCGGGGTGCGGAACCTAGACCGCCTTCTGGAAACGGCAGCGCAGTCGGTGCCCGAACACGCGATGGAAGCCATCGACGTGCTTGCCCGGCAATTTACCGAAACGCAGGCTCGAGTGGACGAGATCACGCGCCGGATCGAGCAGGCGCAGAAGGAGGATGCCACCGCACGGCGGTTGGCTTCGATCCCGGGCGTCGGCGTGATCACCGCCAGCGCGATCACCGCAACGACACCGGACGCCAGTCAGTTCCGCACGTCGCGCGATTACGCGGCATGGATGGGCCTTACCCCGCGGCAGCATTCCAGCGGTGGCCGCGAGCGGATCGGTCATATCTCGAAGATGGGCGACCGGTACTTGCGAAAACTGCTCTATCTCGGCGCGCTGGCACGCATCCGCATGCGCCGCAAGCGCGGCGAAGGAGATGACTGGATCTGGCGCTTGCTGGAGCGCAAGCCCGCGAAGGTGGCGGCAATCGCCATCGCCAACAAGATGGCGCGAACGATCTGGGCGCTGCTGAAGACCGGCCAGAGTTATCGGGCCGCATGAGGAACTGACAGGAACGCTGCCGGATCTCCGGCACCCGAGATGGCAAGGCGCAGAGTGAGGTGATGGCAACCGGCAGACCAAGGGAACAGGACACCCCGCGTGGCCCCAAGCGACCTGATCGCGATCAATTGATCGGACCTGAACCCGGCGGACTTCATCAAGGCGCGCAGAAAACCTCTGCATCAACGACGCCGAATACATGGCCGCGAAATGCCAGACGCCAGAGCCAAATCCGCACTTGCCACGCAGGGGCCATCCATACATGGGGCCATGTCGGCACCCTGAACCACTACCGCGCCAAGCTGCGCGAGATCACCGACATGGCCTTCAGCGAAGGCGAACACGCCGAGTGAGACGACCCGCTCCCGGTCTCGCCCGCCGACTGGCGGGCTCGACCTCGTAGAAGGGCCCGCATCCTGCGCGCCCCGATACAGGAGACGACGATGACCCAGCTTTCCGATACCCAAGCCCTGATCCTGAGCGCCGCCGCCCAGCGGCCCGAGCGCATCGCCCTGCCGCTGCCCGAGAGCCTGCGGGGTGGCGCCGCCACCAAGGTGGTCGGCGCGATGCTCGCCAAGGGCCTGCTGCAGGAAGTCGATGCCGACCTGCGCAAGGGTGAGCCCATGTGGCGCGAAACCGGCGATGGCCACGGCACCACGCTCGTCGCCACCGACGCAGGCCTCGCTGCCATCGGCATCGAGCCCGAAGACGCGAACAGCGCGCCCACGGGCGCGACTGACGCGCCGAGCGACGCGCCCGCAACGCCCACCCCCACCGAGACCGAAACCGCGCCCAAGGCGCGCACGCCGCGCGAGGGGACGAAGCAGGCCACGCTGATCGCCATGCTGCGCGCGCCGGAGGGCGCGACCATCGAGGAGATCATGGCCGCGACCGGCTGGCAGTCGCACACCGTGCGCGGCGCGATGGCCGGGGCGCTGAAGAAGAAGCTCGGGCTCGAGGTGACCTCGGAGAAAGTCGACGGGCGCGGCAGGGTCTACCGGCTTCCCGCCGCCTGACCCCGCAAGGATCTTGCTACGCCGCCGCCCCGACCGGGCGGCGGTTTCTCATTGCCACGACAGCAGATCGCGAGCGGCGGCCTGCAGGATGTCCTGTGCCATGCGCGGATCGCAGGTGTAGATGCCACCCGGTTCCGGCTCGCCGACATGCTCCGCGAACCAGTCCCGCCCCTCGTCCGAGATCGGACGCAGGACGACGATGGTCCCGTGATCGTTGATCTCGATATGTTGCCAGCCTTCGGACATGCCCGAAGGCTA